TCATTGGCAACGTGATCTTCAAGCTATGTCACACCCAAAAGGTGGGAAGATGAAACCCAACCTTTTAAACCGCGCATTTAAAGACCTGCGTGGAACGTTCCGAGATTACATCAACGAACACCCTGAGAAGAAGGAGTTAGTTCATCCATATGCTAAAGACGCTGTCTTGAGCGGAGTGGATGGAGTAGCTTCTGTTGAAAAAGTCGATGTGAATACCTCCATGGGCTTTCCTATCAACAAGGCAAAGAAATACTTCTTAGGTCCCGTCGAACGGAAAGTCGACGGTATTTCTGTCGTTTATGACTTCGAAGACCCGAAATATTGGGAAGAAGTAGAACGTATGGAACAGGAACTCGCTGCTGGAAAGCGCGTGCATGTCATTTTTCGAGGAAACTTGAAGGATGAACCTGTGAAATTTGATAAGAACAAAATCCGTGTTTTCACCGGATGTGAGTTCGCTTTCACTTGTTTGGTTAGGAAGTATTTCCTACCAATTGTGCGATTGATTCAAGATTCTGAAGGCCTTCTCGAATGTGCCGTAGGAATTAATGCAACGAGCCCTCAGTGGGACAAATTTGTCAAACGTCTCACTAAACACGGTACTGAACGCATGATTGCGGGCGATTACAAACAATATGACAAGAACATATCTATTCAGATGATGATGTATGCTTTTGAAATTTTGATTGATGTTGCCGAACAATGCGGTTACACCCAGGAACAAATAACTGTTATGCGCGGAATTGCGACAGAGATTTCTAATCCTCTTTATGAGTATGATGGAATTTTCATACAGATGTTGGGTTCCAACCCTTCCGGTCATCCTTTGACCGTTATCATCAATAATATTGTGAATTCGCTTTACTTGCGATACGCATATTACTCCATGCATACAAAAGCTGGAGACGTGATCATTCCACGGTTTGATGTTAACATTGTTTTGTCATGTTATGGTGACGACAATGCTGCTGGAGTTAGCAAAAATGAAAGGTTGTTTAATCATACCACATTAGCGCAAGAACTAGCAGAAATTGGAATTACCTATACCATGGCTGACAAAGGATCGGAGTCAGTACCATTTCTTCCCCTTAGCGAGATTTCGTTTTTGAAACGAAAATTCCGATATGATGAAGATATCGGAATGTATCTTGCGCCTATCGAAGAGAATTCGATTGCGAAGTTTTTACACAATTACCGCAAAACCAAAGGAACTGACGTTCTGCCTTCAACCATTGCTGCACAAGCATTGAAAGGAGCTAGTCGTGAGTATTTCCAATGGGGACGCGAGACTTTTGAGAAAAGAACCCAGCAATTGAAGGAAGTTGCCGATACCACTGGAATTCGTGCTGTTTGCGGAACTTTCCCTACATGGGAAGATTTGCGTGAAGAGTACTTAGACGCTGGACAAAAGCGTCGGATGGAACAAGAACCATCTGTCCCCAACTACAATCTTGAACCTTATGACTGGTACACGGATACGAGTCTCCTTTCACAACAAGGAGCCTACGCTTTGCTAGATCATACCCCCCTGGATGTTGTGATCCACCCAAACAACAGGGACGCGGTGAAATTGAGTCGTTCCCGCATGTCCGACATTCGACTTGGTAATTTAACAGAAGAAGATGGACAAGGCAGTGCCTCAACTGCCCAGCAAAGTTCAGCGGTACTAGATAAACCGTTAGAG